CCAGCGGATGCTCAATTCCGATGACGAGACGCTCAAGGAGATCGTCCCCAAGGTGGAAGCCTGCCATGCAGTCAACGAACGGCAGGGGTGGGATATCGAGCGGAACTCTCGTGATATCTCTGCCTTGACGGAGCAAGTGAAGCAGACCAATGAGATGATGCAGACTTACTTTCAGGCCATGATGAAGGAAGGGCGGATCCCCCGGTGAACATCCGCCAGTTGCTTTTTGTTCGCCGACTATTCAAGAAGGAGGGTCCGCTTATGCGGCAGTATCTGCATGGAGCTCAGTGGCTCAACGTTCTGGCCCTGGTGGCCACGGTCCTGAATAACGCTCTGGGCGTCTTCCCTGCTCTCGGGATGAATCCCTATGTGCTGGCCCTCCAGGCGGCTCTGGGGGCCATCCTGCCGTCCTTCGCTGGCATCTCGCACAAGATCGACGGAACGGTGGTTGTCCCCAAGTAAATGTCTTTCCGCTTCGAGGTCCGGGAGAGACTTGGCCGGATCGAGGCACTGTTAATCAGTCTCTCTCTCACGGAGGAATCGAACATGGCAGACCTCAGCAGTGAAGTAGCGGACCTGAAGGCGGCACTGGCGGATCTCATCGGCAAGGTCGACGCCATCCTGAATAACATCGCCTCGGCCCAGACGCTGGCGGACGTTCAGTCCCTGGTGGATGCCGCCAAGGCCGAGACGGCCAAGGTGGATGCCGTGCTGAATCCGCCGCCGCCCGCACCAGCTCCGTAGTCTCCACCCTCCGACCGGAAGCCTCCGGGCACTCCCACCCGGAGGTTTTTGTTTCCCTTGCCATGCCCAGCATCGCCCAGCCCGGCCGGTCCGCGCCTCGCCTAACCTTGCCATACCTCGCAGTGCCATGCCCTGCCCCGCCCGGCCGCGCCAGGCATCGCCAGGCCCCGCCTTGCCACGCCCATCCTCGCCCAGCCGCGCCCTGTTATTTTGATTGTTCCTCAAAAGAGACAACCCTGAATCGCCCAAACGGCCCACGCTTCTCCGGGCGGAAATCTCCGATCCCGATGGACTGTCCGGCTTCATTCAGTAATTGATGGGCCATCTCGGAGGAGAGCAGATCGGAATCAATCTCAAGATCGAATCTCGCGCCCCACACATCGAAGCGCGGACGATGACGCATGATGCGACCCTTCGTGGCTGGGATAGTCACCGGGCGGGAATCCACCTCAAACGACTTGGCTGGACCATCACCATTAAGAATAGTCACCGCATCGGTCAGCATCCTTACTGCCGAGGGGACCGTGAAGCGCAGTGTTTTGCGCGTTCCTGTGGCCTTGTGATTGGCGCCGGCAGCGGACATCGCGTTGGGGATGGCGAAGGCGGAAAAATAGAATGTCCCATCCTTGGCATTGATATAAGCCGCCTTCGTCGCTTCCTCTCGCGGATCTCGGTTCTTTACTTCGATCCTCCTCGTTTTCCCGGCCTGTTCCGCTTGTTCTCCGAATCGATGAATCAAGAGTGACGTAATTCCGCGGATTTCCACCTTAACGATCATCTAGTCTCCCCTGCGCTCAACGCGCTTAAAATGTCCCTTGCCAAGCCACGGCACGCCTAGCCCCGCACCGCCTCGCCCCTTCCTGCCGAGCCATGCCTTTCCTCGCCAGGCCTCGCCGAGCCTTGCCGAGCCATGCCAATCCTCGCCTTGCACAGCCTTGCCTAGATATTGCATATTACGGCGACGCCGGAGTCTTGTCAAGACTTATCTTGCGGTGCGGATGGCGACGCCGTATAATTCCCCCATGCCCACGAGAGATCAGCGATACAACGCCACCGAAAAAGGTAAGCAGCGCAACCGGAAATATGAAGCCAGCCGGAAGGGACTGCGGAGACGGAAGCGGCACCAGGCGAAGAAGTCCGCGCGGGCTGCCTGAAAATAAGGCTTGACATTCTGACGGCGACGCCGTATTATTCTCACGTCATGAACAATCTTCCCCGTCCGCCCCTGAAGTACAGCGCGCTCCGCACTCATGAGCCGCTGGCTGTGCGAGTAGTCTCCCAAGCGACCATGGACGGGGATGTAGACCGGCCCGCCGGAGCCGTCGATCCGGTGTCTGCCCAGGCGGCGGGGGAGCGCGATCGGACCCGCGCCGCCGGGCGGACGTTCCCTCTTGAGATGGTTGGCCCTCGTCGTGGGAGCGCCACGAGCGGCGGCGGTACCGCGTCCCACCGTCCCCGGCGCGATGGTTGGCGCCGGGAAAGGGACCGACTGGGGAGAATCGCCCCGGCGGGGCCAACCATCTGAGGAGGGTTCATGAATAGCCCGCGTATTCTCTGCCGCTGCTGCGACGTGGACCTGGACCGCCAGTTACCGAGCTGGCATCCGGCCAGAATAGATGGACCGGCCAAGCGAGCTCTCGTGCTGCGCGTCTGGCACAACCGCCATCTGCGTGTCTGCGCGGTCGAGGACGTTCTGTGCAGGGACTGCGCGGACCATTATGGGCGCGTGCAGGGGAGGGCTGCATGAGCATTGGCGACCATAATCATTTCCTCGGCCCATCGCGCGACGACTGTCCACGCTGTATTCGCATCCGGAAAATCCTGTCGCCAGCGAAAGCGCCCGGGCTGCGCTGTGAGAAGGGCCACACGGACATCACCGTTATCTGCGGACGCTGCGGGGATCCGCTTCCGGCAGTCAACGGCGGGTGCTGCAACACAATCCACCCGCCGATCTACTTTTGCGGCGATTGTGAACGGGACGTGGAGGTCACGTCCGAGTCGGAGTCTGCATGACCCGCTGCCCGTCCTGCGCATGCTCGCTACGGAGCCGGCTGGACGTCCAACTCCACCGCTGCGACGTGCGGCTCACTCAGTCGGTCATGAAATGGACGCCGGACCTGGAGGCCAAGGAACGGGCTTTCAGCGCCCGCCAGAGGAAGCGCAACCGGAAGCGGACCAAGGAGGCAGCATGAAGCACCCGGATTGGGTTCCCTGTCCCGTCTGCAACCACATGCGCTATTACCACCAGTCGGTCTATCAGAGTCCAGCAGGGGACGGGACGAGCGGGATCAAGGGCAGACACGGATTCGCCTGCATGACCATCGGCTGCCGGTGCTTCCTGACGGAGTTGTTTAAGAACTCGCCGCAGGGCGACCTTTTCAAGGAGGGAGATTGAATGCCTCTTTACGCCAGCAACAAAGGGAATACCGAGTTCGAGCCGACGCCAGCCGGACCACAGCACATCATCTGCTGTGACGTGGTGGACCTGGGGATGGTCCTCAACCAGAAGTTCGCCAAGATGCAGCACAAGTGCCAGCTGCGGTGGCAGAGCGAGCACACCATCCCCAAGACCGGCAAGCCGTTCCTCCTCATTAAGCGGTACACCCTCAGCCTCAACGAGAAGGCCAGTCTGCGGAAGGATATCGAGGCGTGGATGGGGCGGCTACTGACGGATGAGGAGGCCATGGAGTTCGATATCGAGAAGCTCCTGGATAAGGTGGCGTTCGTCAACGTGGTCCATGCGAAGACGAACGGGAAGACCTACGCCAACATCGCCAGCATCATGCCGGCGCTGCCGAACGCCCCGATCATGTCCATCCGGGATTACGAGCGGGTGTCGGCAAGGGTCGGGTACAAGCCGCCAGAGTATGCGACCGTCCCGCAGTCCGAGGATGAGCCGCCGACGCATGATGATGCAGACCGCGGACCCGAAGATGACCCGATCCCCTTCTAGTCTCAGGTGGTGGTTCGTGCGCCTGACGGCGTTACCGTTATTTATAGCAGCGCTCTCTGGATTTGTGTTCGGAATCAGGGGCCTGGAGGCCTTTGCGCTGTTCTCGATCATCGTATTCCTTGTCATTCTGTTTCTTGACGCAGTGGTGGATACGCAATGAATAACTGGGCATCAGAGTCCGGCCATTGGTATGACGCCATCACGGGCGAGCCGCGCTACACCATCGTCGGCAAGAACGGCAAGGAACGCGCTACGCACGTCGGAGACGCGAGGAAACACGGTTATGTCCCTGGCGTCACCACAATCATCAACTGTGCGTCCAAGTTCGGCCTGGAGCGTTGGAAGGCCGAGCAGCTCCTGCACGCCGGGCTGACGCTGCCGCACCTGGAAGGCGAGTCAGAGGAGCAGTGGATTGACCGCGTGTGGAAGGACAGCGCCGAGCAGGGGAAGAAGGCGGCAGAGCGTGGGACGGAGATCCATGGGGCCATCGAGAGTTGGTACAGACTTCCCCATGATGTATCGGGAGAATTCGCCCCATGGATCTCTCAAGTCGTTTGTGCGGTGGGTGGATGGTTCGGGAGTCAGAAATGGTCCACCGAGAAGTCCTTCGCGCACCCGCTGGGCTATGGCGGCAAGGTGGACCTGCACTCTCCGGAAGTGGTCATCGACTTCAAGACCAAGGACTCGCTGGCGGGCGTGAAGTTGTATGACGAGCACCTCATGCAACTCGCGGCATATTCCTATGGAACATCAAATATGCCAGAGATGGATTATCCGTGCCGTGCCGCCATCGTATTCATCCACCGGACTGAACCGAAGGCCACCATCATCGAGGCCAGTCAGGAGGAACTTGACCGTGGCTGGCGGATGTTCCGGGCTCTCCTGGACTACTGGTATGCGGCGAACGACTTCAAGAGGCAGGAGGTTACAGTATGACCTACCGCTTCCCCGTCCCTGAAACTCCCCGCGAGTTCTCCGGACTCCGCATGACGCGCCTGACGAACCGGATGCAGGAGCCGCGTCCGCCGGCATGGCTCGGGTGGATCGGCTGGGCGGTCATATCCGTGTTTGGCTCGGCAGGCCTCTGGACCTTCGTCCGGGCGCTACAGCACGCCATCGATATTGTTCGGACGGTGGGAAGGTGAAGAAGCAACCGGAGTCACGTATTGGGTGGCACTTCCTTCCGGAGGATCGCCGCGTCCCGCGCCTCGGCACTATCGTGGAGCTCGGCACGAAGGAGGTCCACGAAGGGGAACTGAGGCCCTGCTATTCTGGCCTCCACTTTTCGCCGCGCGTGATCGATGCGCTTCGCTATGCGCCCGGGCCGGTGCTTCGGGAGGTCCGCGTCTCCGGCGCGATCGTCATGGATACCGACAAGGGCGTGGCAGCGGCGCGGGAGACGCTGTGGATCGATGATGTGACTCCGCTACTTCGCGCCTTCGCGCGCTGGTGCGCTTGGACGGTCCGCGATAAATGGAGTCCTCCACCGATCGTCCTGAAGTACCTCCGCGAAGGCCTGGAGATCGATCGGGCCGCCGCGGGGGACGCCGCGAGGGCCGCCGCGTGGGACGCGAGGGACGCCGCGAGGGACGCCGCATGGGCCGCCGCGTGGGCCGCCGCGTGGGACGCGAGGGACGCCGCGAGGGCCGCCGCGTGGGCCGCCGCGGAGGCAGCCGCGTGGGCCGCCGCGGGGGACGCCGCGAGGGACGCCCAATCCACACACCTCGATCGCATGGTCGCCGAATTCCAGTCGGAGCGCGAACGTTCCAATCCTACCAGGCAGAGAAAGCCTCGTCCGCGATGGTCAGACCAGGAGGACCGATGAGCCACCAGGACGGCCGCTGCGATGAATGTACCTCCAGGAACCCGCAGTTCGCGTTCCACGGCGTCATCGGCAAGGTCACGCTCATGCTGTGCCGTCGGTGCGCCGGTGTCGCGGCTCAAATGCTCCTCAGATACATCCGTGGCCATGACAAGGAGCACGCCCCCAAGCGTCCGCCTCCAGCCAACCCGGCCTTCCCGAGACGTGACTCGTTCCACCAGGCCCGTTGCCGGGAGTGCGAGATCAAGTTGGTGAATTGGAACATGGGGGATTCGCCATACTGCGTTCCGTGTCTCGCGAGGAAGGCGACGGAGGCATCCCTGTGAGCCAAGGGGCTCCAGCTCACCGGTTTCCCGTGTCTTCGCCAGAGCCCCTTGACGCGCTGAGACCACAAGTATTACCCTGCGGTCATGTCTGTGGCGGAATCAGGCTACATCACCCACCCGCAGGAAAGCAACCTCCGTCTCGGCATCCCAGCATTCGGCGACACCAGTCCCTGGGTCACAGTAGGACCGGGCTCCCTTCCCGCTCGACACCATGGCAGGCCGCATCCGTTCGCTTCCACGCTCTCCTGCTCCGTATCGACAGGTCGGGAACATGCTTCGCTCAGTACCCTGGTAAGACACCGGATGGGCCTGACACAGCTCATGTCCCTGGAAACCGGACGCCCTTAAAAGCGACAGCAGGGACCACAGGGGAAAGGCTTAAGAGGGACATGGCCGTGAGCCCCATCCGGCCTGTAACTAAGTGTCATGGTCTACCCAAGGCGATATGCACACGATTTCCACGGGAGCATTGAGGAGGATCCTTTTGAGATGGTTGGCGGTGGTCCGGGGAACCTGCCACGCAGGGATAGGACTGGCGCTCCGTGTAACCCGGAGGCCCCGGCTGCCCAAGCCAAGCAGCCCGCCAACCTTCTGAGGAGGATCGAGAACAGGCCCATTCCAGGACAATCATGAAGGCCATCGAATCGCAGGGACAGGAGTTCCCAGTGCAGTGTTACAACTGTGACCATAAGTACAAAGCAGCGGTGCAGGCCAGTCTTGCGCCCACTTGTCCGAAGTGCGGGAAGATAGGGGCGATGCCACAGGAGGTGGAGAAGTGACCCGCTGGCCTGATGTCCAATGGACGGAGACGCATCGTGTTGGATGTAACTGTGGACTGTGCAATAACACAGGATGCACGGCGACAATTAAGATACGTTCTTATTCTCTAGATGGTTATCTGTCACTCCTTCGTTTCGCGACTCAGCCAAGGAAGGCGGAGAAGTGAGCGCGCCGTGGTGGGAGGACATGGGGCAGATCGAAGCGTTTCTCAGGCAGCACGATTTCTCTATCGATTTGCACCGGAAGCACCTTGTGCGAATAGTCGCCCGCACGGCCGTAGAGACGCATGGGCACGCTCGTGGCTGCGTGTGCCATCTAGAATGTAAACATCCGGCGGGTCAGGCGTGTGGTGATCGTGATCCCCGCTGCCTCTCTGATGCCAAGTGAACGCCCCCGAGAAGCCTGAGAAAGAGTCCCCGTTGGAGAGGGCGAGGCGGCATTTGGTAGAGAAGATGAATGACGAGGTTCACGCTCAGGTGCGATGGTATCTAGATAAGGCTGATGCTAACTCTGAGTATTGGCCCCACGTTGAATATGCTCAGTCGCTCGTGAAAGCCTCCATCGACCGGCTCGTGGAGGTGGCAATCCTAACGGAACGCCTTGTGTGCCACCTCGATAGGTGTTCTGACTGTTTAATCGACAATCCGTGTGCCGGCAGAAAGCGCCTTCTGGCCGAGATGGAGCGCAAGTGAAGTCCGCGCTTTGGCTTTGCGGTCCTCCACGTCGAGATGGACGACGCCAGGGATTCCCCTCTCGATTCTGGCTCTATTTCAAGCGGGAGTTTGCATCCAATGGGGAGCGCGGGATTCATCTTTTCGGAGGGAGCGCCCCGGACTGGCCGAGAGTGGATAGCGATCCCGAGAGCGGTGCGGAGTTTGTGCAGGATGCTTTCGCAGCTCCACCGGAATCTCAGCGTGCGTGCTACGACGTAGCGCTTGCCGATCCGCCGTATACCAAAAAGTTCTCCGGGGATTGGGGCGTCGAGCAGCCTAGCCCCAAGGCCATCCTTGAAGCAGCCCGTCTATGGGTGAAACCTGGAGGGGTGATCGCGCTCCTGCACATTCTTGTACCGGCTCGTCCGAAATGGTCCGAGAGGGCGGCGATCATTGGAGTCCTGAGCGGCCCGCACAATGTTATCCGTTGCTTAAGCGTTTATCGAGTGGCCGAGATGGAGCGAAAGGAGAAGCATGAAGCTGCCGAATAAGTTATTTGTGGCAATCGAGGGAAGTCCCGGCGAACAGTATTTGGTCGCCTATGAGTCTGCCGAGGAGATGGAGGAAGGAGAGAACGAAGGCCGTGGGGCCATATATCATCTAGCGCACCACATCTCGGTGAAGAAAACCGTCACGGTCTCATTCCCCAGAAAGAAGCATGGCGAGTGAGAAAGATAAAGTCATGCCGAAGGTGTGTGGGAGGTGCGGGGAGCCCGATAATCATGGCGCCTGTTACCCCGTGCGTGCACTAGCCTTGTGTGAATTGGCCGAGTTGTACCTACGGTCGGTGCGAAATGACTGAACCTCTCGACCCGGATGTTCGTATGAGCCCGCTCTTGTGCGAGACCTGTGGTTCTAATTATGGCGAGACGCCAGAGAACGATTTCGTTACCGCGATGATCCGTGCGCGAGCGCATGGGAAGGTGTGCTCGAAGGCGGATCGCAGAATCTTCGTCATCGGCAGACTTGGGCTCTTCTGGAGACGCTCATGATCGATCTCGACCCGGATGTGGTGGAGATTCTCCGGCTCACAAACTGTTCGCATGATGGTGCTTGCAAATGTCGCCTCTGCCAAATAGTCGCGCTCGTCGAGAAGGTGGTCAAGGAACGTCACATCATCGCAGGCCAATGGGAGCATGCGGTCAAGGCGTGTGACTTGCTGAAAGAGGAACGCGATGCCGCCCTCTCCGCCCGTAACGCCCTCGCCAAGCAAGCCAATGAGATGGAGGAACGGGCGGAGAGGAATGCGGCGCTGCATGCGGAGGTCATGAGAGAACGCGACGCCCTCCTGAAGCCGCACAACTCTGACGGGACGATCACCTGTCCGGAGTGCGGCAAGTCGATGGGCGGGGATGGGCTTGTGGAGGCGCTGAGGGGGGCCATTGAGGAACGCGATCAACTCTATGCTGCTAACGATGAAACAAATGTTACTGTGATGCGAATGCAGGCGGACCTCGACGCAGCCCTCGCGGCGCAGAAGGATCTCCAACAAGCACTCGATCATCTAACTGAGGATCGAGACGCGGCCGTAAAAGACATGCTCGCTACTGAGGCGGCGCAGAAGGACGCGGATCGCGAGCGCGGCCTTCTTCGCGACAAGTGGAATCAGATGGAGGCGTATGGGTTCGACTCGCCGTCGAAGGTGTTCGCGCGACTGGAGTTGGTAGAGAAGGCGCAGAAGGAGGCGGAGGAGAGGCTGAAGTGGCACCATGATCCGGAAACCCGTGCTGCTGGTTATTGTGAAGCATGCGCTAACGCCATTAACAATAGTGACTATCTCCGCACCCGCACCGAGACGAAGGCGTGAGTAAGCCGCATGAATGGGTTGTTTGTAAACTCATATGTCAAATTCCCGTTATCGGTAGCATGATACGAATTTGGCAATGCGACGTGTGTAAAGCATGTATTTGTACTAATGAAGATTACCCTGCATGTACGGGCGATAAGATAGGGAAGCCATGATCAAACCCAAGCGGCGGAAGGCGAGGGAGTGGGCGCTGCATCGGACCGGATTGGATGGAAAAGGAAGCCTTGGGATCTGCCTATCTGGCCATATTGAGTATTGCCTATGCTGGTATTCCCTGTCGAATGCCATGCGGATCCGTCCAATCATTAAAGTCCGCGAAATCCTGAAGCCGCGCGAGAGTCGCAAGAGGGGGGAGAAGTGAGCGGCATTTCCCCCAATGCCCGCAGCCTCGCCCAACTCCGCGCAGAGGGCTGGACGGCGCAGATAGTGGAGCACACCGTTCCGCATACCTTCATCAAGCGCGACCTGTTCCACTGCATAGACATCGTGGCGGTCAAGGCAGGAGAGGGCGTGTTAGGGATTCAGGCGACCACTGGACCGAATGCCGCCGCCCGAGTGCAGAAGATCCAGGAGAGCATTCAGGCTCAGGTCTGGCTACAGTCCCCGGCGCGCCTGGAGGTATGGGCCTGGTCGAAGCGAGGGATGCGCGGTGAACGGAAGATGTGGGAAGTCCGGAGGATCAAACTGTGAGTGAATGGAAAGTCCCTCTCATGCGGCACACGTTCATGCAGGATGCCGATACCAGGAAGGCGCTGGCGGATTTCGTGCTGCATGCGGAGCGCCTGTCCATGGGCGACAAGGTGGCCGAGTTCGAGGAAGCCTTTGCCAAGTGGCAGGGCCGGCGATTCGCGGTCATGGTCAATTCCGGCAGCTCGGCGAATCTGGCGTTGATTCAGTCCTTGCTCAATCTGGGGAGGCTGAAGCGTGGCGACAAGGTCGCGGTGTCGGGGGTGACATGGGCGACAAATGTCATGCCTCTTGGGCAACTTGGATTAAGACCGATCGCCGAAGACGTGCTTCCGGAGGATCTCAGCCATTTATCTAGATTTGGCAAGTTGGAATTGGATGCATGGTTCATGACCAACCTCTTAGGCTGGGCTGTATTGCGCACGAAGGCCCCTTTGTTGGAGGACAACTGCGAATCGCTTGGCACAGTGGTCCACGGCGGGAAGGCTGGCAATCTAGGCTTGGCTTCAACCTTCTCTTTTTTCGTCGGCCATCACCTCTCCACCATCGAAGGCGGGATGGTCTGCACGGATGACCCGGAACTCCACCGCATGCTCGTCATGGTCCGGGCTCATGGCTGGGGCCGTAACCTTCCAGGGGCGCGGCCGCAGGATGCATTCACCTTCTATGTTCCCGGCTTCAACATCCGCCCCACGGAGAGCGCTGGCTTTCTCGGGCTGCATCAGCTCCCCATGCTTGACGAGTCCATCGCCCTCCGGGAAGCCATTTACGACCGTCTACAGCCGCAGTCGCAACTCATCGTCCGCAAACCTCCATGGATCAAGCGCCTGTCCCCCATGGCCCTGCCGTTCATCTGCGAGCCGGGGACACGGGACGCCACGGTGAAGCGCTTCAACGAGGCCGGTATCGAGACGCGGCCAATCGTGGCCGGGAATATCCAGCGTCAACCGTTCTGGACATGGAAGAAGACGCATACGCCAGGGGCTGACCGGATTCATGATGATGGGTTCTACTGCGGGCTGAGGCCTGATATGACCGAGGAAGAGATCGCGATTGTGGAGGGATGCCTGCGATGATCTCTTTCGTTCCTGGGTATTATGGCCACCTCGGTAATCAGATGTTCCAGTATGCCGCGACGCGGGCATTAGCGGCTGCTAAGAGATCCGGAGATGGGACGCGACCGGCAGTAGGATGGCCCGGCGACAAGCGGCCAAATCTATATGACATCTTCCCTAATCTGGAAGGTGACAGAAGGCAGATCCGGACAGAGATTCATTATGACGAGAAGCATTTCCATTTCGATCCGGAATTCTTTTCGCTTCCGGACGGCATACAACTGGCCGGCTATTTTCAATCATGGAAGTATTTCTCCGACATATCCGGACAGATCGCCTATGAGTTCTCCCTGCCGACCGATGACTGGAGTAGCGGAACCGTCTCCGTTCATGTACGCCGCGGCGATTACCTTTCCTTCCCGGACCATCATCCGCCTCTGCCGGTGGATTATTACCGTGAAGCCATGGGCCATTTCCCCGGCGCTGACTTCGTGGTGTTCTCCGATGATCCTGGGTGGTGCCTTCTGAATCTAAGGCCGCTAGGGAATGTGCAGATTGTGACTGGCGGGAGCGCCGTCGAGGATTTGACACGAATGATCGCATGCTCAGGCGGTCATATCATCGCCAATAGCTCCTTCTCGTGGTGGGGCGCATGGCTGGATCCCAATCCCCATAAGAAGGTAATCGCCCCGATGAAATGGTTCGGGCCTGCTAAGGCCGACTGGGATACCAAGGACCTGATTCCTTCGGGATGGGAACGGATATGAAAGTCAACCTCTTCGATCATGCCTTCGCCCATGTCGCCTATTCCGTCCCCGACAGGACATGCAGCAATATCCACTGGGTCCGCAATCCCACCGCCATGAGCTACCGCTATCCAACCGTCGTCACCGACCGCAGCCTGCTGGCGCTGCCTGTATCCACCGGCCCGGCCCCGCTCATCGGCTGGCTCCTGGAGGGCCGTGCCTATGGCCGGGAGGTCTATGAGCGCGTGCCGTCCTTCATCGACCGCCTGGATATGTTGCTGACGCACGACCAAGCGCTGTTAGATGCCTATCCGCAGAAGGCCAGGTTCGTTCCATTCGGCGGCTGCTGGATTCCCGATGCCGAGTGGGGCATGCGACCGAAGACGAAACTAGTCAGCATGATTTTCAGCGCCAAGGACTTCATGCCCGGACACCATCTGCGGCATGAGGTCGCGGCCCTCGGAGGACTGGACCTATTCGGTTATGGATCCGACCGGCCGATCAAGTCCAAGGTTGAAGGGCTGGCGGATTATCGGTTCTCCGTAGTTATCGAGAATGATCGGGCGGACAACTATTTCACGGAGAAGCTGATCGATTGCTTCGCGCTGGGGACGATCCCGATTTATTGGGGGACTCCAAATATCGGCAAGTTCTTCGATGAGCGCGGAATTCTCATGGTCGGCAACGCCACGGATATCGCTGTCGAGTTGGGAGAATTAGGGAATAGAGATCGATATTCACCGCGCCTTGCCGCCGTCGAATCAAACCTCGTGGAGGCCCGCAAGTATCGGCTGCCGGAGGATTACATTTACACTCACTATCTTAAGGCTTATGACAGGGGGGAAGGATGAAACGGATCGCGCTGGTGCTGTTCGTCTCGGCGTTGTGTCTCGGGTGTCTCCGGGAGAAAACCACAGTCACACCGTGGTCTTCCTCTTTTCCGCCTCCCCCTGGCGCCGCTGGCTGTCCGGCTCAGGAGCAGACCTGTTATGACTTTACCAAGGTCGGGCCGCCGCTGCTATTCGGGAAGGACTGCACGCCGAAAGCCTGCTGCACATTAGACACCTGCTGGTATAACTGCCCAGATTGGGCGATGCCTAAGTGAAGATAGCGTTGATCACCGGCATCTCCGGGCAGGACGGCTCCTACCTCGCCGAATTGCTGCTGTCCAAGGACTATCAGGTCTTCGGCATGGTCCGGCGCTCCAGCTCGGTGAATACCTGGCGGCTGGACGGCGTGTTCGAGCACCCGCATTTGCATCTGGTGTATGGGGATGTCACGGACGCCAACTCCGTGCGCTCGCTGTTCGAGAAGTCCATGCCGGATGAGGTCTATCACCTGGCGGCGCAGAGCCATGTCCGTGTCTCATTCGACGTGCCGGCCTATACGACCGAGTCCGTGGCGCTTGGGACCACGAACCTGCTGGAGGCGCTCCGGGAGATTGCCCCGCACGCCCGCTATTACCAGGCGAGCTCCTCGGAGATGTTCGGCAGTAGTCCGCCGCCGCAGAGCGAGACGACACCCTTCAAGCCGCGAAGTCCCTATGCCTGTGCGAAGGTCTTTGCCTATCACATGGCGCAGAATTATCGGGACGGCTTCGGCCTGCACATCAGCAACGGCATCCTCTTCAACCATGAGAGTCCGAGGCGCGGCGAGACGTTCGTCAGCCGGAAGATTGCCAAGGCCGTGGCGCGGATCGCCGCCGGGAAACAGACGACTCTCTCGCTCGGGAACCTGAAGGCGCGGCGGGACTGGGGATGGGCTCCCGAGTACGTGGAGGCCATGCATCTGATGGTGCAGCAGGAGAGCCCGGGCGACTATGTTATCGCCACGGGTCAGTCCTATAGCGTTCGGGATATGGTGGATGCGGCCCTATCCCATGCCGGGCTGCCATTCTCTCCGCATGTTATAACCGACCTCCGGCTGCTGAGGCCCACGGAAGTGGAGGATCTCCGCGGCGATCCAACGCTGGCCCAAGAGCATCTAGGCTGGTCTGCGCAGGTCACTTTCGAGACGATCATGCAGCGCATGGTGGTGGCCGAGATGGAAGCGCTGAGGCTGGCGGCATGAAGCGAGGCGTTCCTGCCGGGCAAGCGCTGATGATCCGCGGGGACACTCCTGAGGTGGAGGCCACTTTAAGTCTCAGGAATAACCGCATAAAGCAAATGAGGCTCCAGGAAGGGCTAACCCAGGCTCGATTAGCCAAACGCGTCAAGTTGTCTCACGCGACGCTCAATAAAGCAGAAAACATGGCCCGAGTTAGTCGGTCGGTGGCGGCGAAAATAGCGAAATACTTCGGGGTCGATGTCGAATATTTATTCCCCGCCTCAATTATGGCTTATGGCGGACCGCGCCGAATTTCCACGGCCATATCAACAGCAGATCTTTGCCGACCGTCTTTTGTAATGCATGAACAAGACCGTCTCTTACAACCTTCACCCGATGACATGGTATTCGCCACGGAAAGGAGCGTTGCACTGAATAATGCTATAAAAACGTTGAGCCCGAGAGAGAAGATAATTATTCAAATGAGATTTGGTCTCGGTAATTTCAAGAAGGAATATACATTCGCAGAAGTTGCGGAGGCGTTTGGCGTTACTCGGGAGCGTATCAGGCAAATTGAAATTGGGTCCCTGAGGAAACTGCGCCATCCCTCCCGCGCTCATGGCCTTCGGAAAGTTCTATGACTCCTCAGATCGCTGTCACTGGCCGAACCGGGATGCTCGGTCAGGCGCTCCTCCGGGCGATGCCTGCCCAGCCAGCGAATGGCCCCAGATACCTGATTATCGCCGCGGGACTCGTGGGCGGGATTCGGGATAATGTGGCCCGGCCAGTCAACTATCTTCGGGCGAATCTGCAAATCGTCCTCGACTTCCTGGCGGCAGCGCAGGCGAATGAAGTCAAGCGGGTGGTGTTTCTCGGCTCGTCCTGCATGTATCCACTCCACTGCCGGCAGCCAATGCGGGAAATGGATCTGTGGAGCGGGCCGCTGGAGCCCACGAACGAAGGCTATGCCATTGCCAAGCTGGCGGGGGAGGCGCTCTGCCGGGCCTACCGGACTCAACACGATCTCGACTTCCGGACGGCTATCCTCTGCAACCTATATGGCCCAGGAGACCGCGGCTTCAAGGACCAGGAGAAAGCCCATGTCATCCCGGCGCTGATCCAGAGATTTCGGGCCGCCAGGGATGCCGGTGAGAAGACGGTCACGCTCATGGGGACAGGCCGGGCTCTCCGGGAATTCATGCATGTGGATGACGGAGCCCGCGGCGTGCTGGCCTATCTTGGGCTGGATACCGACCATGCGAGGATGAATATCGGCAGCGGGGAGGAAGTCACGGTTAAGACGCTGGCGGAGGGGATTGCGGCACTGGTTGGCTTCAAGGGCGCAGTCAAGTTCTCCGGACATGGGGGGGATGGAATGCCGAGGAAGGTGCTGGATAGCCGGAACATGCGGAAACTCGGATGGGCGCCGACTGTCTGCTTGTGGGATGGGCTGGAGGCCCTCGTCAAGGAGACGCGGTGAAAGTCACCATCCTGACCTGCGTCCATGATAAGCCCTTGGACGTCTGGAACAGGACGCTGGCGGGCCTTGCGGCCCAGAACGCTGACCAGCTGGTAATCGTCCATGATCGTTCGCCTGCGGCCATCCTGGACGCAACCAAGGCCATATTTGATCCGCAGGCAATCACGGTCCTCAACCTGGAAGGCCGTCCCGGTTGGCGCAGCCCCTGTATTGCCGGGAATGCGGGGCTTGCAGAAGCCACGGGCAATATCGTTGTCTACAGTCCTTCGGATGTGGTCCAAGCCGCCGGCAACACGGCATTTCTTCGCGTCCACTTCGCCGAGCATCCAAAGTCCGTCCTCTTCGGCCGAGTGACCGAGTCCGATCCGGAGCTCTGCAAGGGCACGGGCCATGCTGGTCCGGTGCTGCAAGGCTCTGACTGCGCCCGCCCCATGACTTTCCTGACGGCCTATCCGACCGCGGCCCTCCGGGCTATTGGCGGGTGGGATGAGGCATTCCAGGAGGGGGTGTGCTATGAGGACGATGATTTGGCGGCACGGTTGTGGAAACACGGCCTGGACTTCGTATTCGATGACCGTTTTTCAGGTATCCACCAGAGCCATGCCCGTGCCTTCGATGGGAACAACGCGACTCAGGGGTACTGGACGGAATATCGTGTCGGGCTGAACCGGACCATCATGGTCAAGAAGCATGGTCGGGACAGCGCCTTGAATGTCGTCATGCAGGATAGGCCTCTGGTCATAACCGAAGATGGGAAAGTCACATGGAAACACGCCTGACCGATTTCGGCATACTCCCGCCCAAGCCACTCGTCTGGGATGCCGGAGCTTTCGAGGGCGGCTGGGCCAAGGACATGCAGGCCCGTTACCAGGATGCCGATATCGTCCTGTTCGAGCCCGTACCACTCTACAGCAGGCCACTAATCGAACAAGGCTTCAACGTCCACCCCTATGGCCTTTCGGACAAGGAAGACACCGTTGAAATCACCGTAGCCGGAGACCGCTCAAGTACTTATGAGATGGGCCACCAAGGCTATGGAAAGTCCTGGGCGACACTTGCGGATGTTTCCACAGTCCTCGGCGATCAACTGGTCCATGTCATGAAGCTCAACGTGGAAGGCGCCGAATATCCAATCCTTCGGAGGCTTATATCTACCTGCCAGATAGACCAGATCGACCATCTCCTCATACAGTTCCACACCTTCATCCCCCACTTCGGGGAACTCTACCTGGACATAAAGAAGGACCTGAAGAAGACCCATACCATGGCGTGGCGTACCCCATTCGTCTGGGAAAGGTGGGATCTAGTGTGACTAAGTCGCTGACGTTCACTTGCGCAGGATGTAAAGGCAAATTCACTAAGGAAAGAAGCGATGAGGAAGCCTTCGAGGAAGCAAGGTTAACGTTTGATGGCTTCGACCCAACCGGACAAGGTGCAGCCATTATCTGTCATGATTGCTGGGTATGCCTTATGAGCAGGATAAATAACTAGAGCATATACAATCACTTACCTGACCCCCTTGACAAGCCTCCCATGCTTGGGGTAAATCAACGCATCTCACCTTCTCAAGCGTCGATTCTTAGACGTGGTTGACCTCGGATGATCCTCCCCTCCACCCACAACCCACCAGTCCAATCCAGCCAGCAGATGCCCATGCATGTGGATATAGCGTGACAGGCGGAGCGACCGATCATCAGGCAAGCCTCCACCTGTTCCACAATGTGAACCACGTCCGATAACGGGTATTATGTCAACCTGAGCCAGGGGAAAGGACTTCAGCCCATGTCCAGCACGATAGGATGGGGTCGGAAATTAACGGCAGATAGGCGGAATATAGGACTCAGTTCCCCCCTCCAGAATTGTCCCGTGGCAGAGGAGGGTGGAAAGGTGCTGGTGGACATGACGGAGGAGGAGTTAGAAGCCTATTTCCGCCAGTTACTGGTGCTGGTGATGTATGAGGGGACTGAGCAGTAGATTCCCGACTGATAGCAGGGCCTGCCTGAAATAATCCCGCCTGAAGTATTGACTCCACCGTTACAAAATGTAACAAGCCTTGGCGGAATGAGTGAGTCCGTCGAACCGCCTGACACGACTACAGGGACAGCCGAGGAGATTGCAGCCCAGCGGGTAGTGGTTGCTGCTCTCAAGTTGAAGGCTGCCGACCGGAATCCGATAGCCATGCGGGAATGGCGACGGGCGAACCTGCATCTGGCGAGGCTTATGCGGTCGAAGGTAAAGCCGACCTCGCCGCGGAACCTGCGGGTGGCGCGGGCGACTGTTGCCGAGCGGATTGCCCGTCGGGCGACCATGGAGGCGGCGGGGATTCTGGAGGACTCGGCGCGGGTTCTCAGGGCCGGGGTGAACGTCTACGGGAAGATCGCGGCTCAGGAGCTCGCGGAGTACTACCGGGACCGGCTGCTGAACGGGTCGCCGGCGGAAAAGACCGATGCGGCGAAGAATCTGAGCGCCATCTACAACCGATCCCTTGACCTCCTCATGCTCAACCGGGAGCGGGCGAAGGGCACCCGCCAGGCGATTGCCACATGGCCCTCGGAAGGTGAAAAGGGATGAGGCGCGAGACCGCGGCGGTCCGCGGGTTCGAGGTTCCCATCCTGTTGCCGCAGTTGTGGCCCCACCAGCAGGCATTCGTGGACGACCCGGCGCAGTTCACCGTCTGTAAGTCGGCGACCAAGTGCGGCAAGTCCATGGCGGCTGCCTGGTGGTTGGCGGATCAGGTCATGCGGCAGCCAGGCGGACTCTTCTGGTGGGTCGGGCCTACGAACGAAGTCGGGCTAATCGGCTACAAGACTGTCCTGCACCTGCTTTCGGAGATGGTGGAGCGGAAACAGGAGCGCCCGTGGAAGTTCAAGACCGTTTCCGGGGCCATGGTGGCCCTCAAGACCGCTCAGGAGCCCGAGTTTCTCCGCGGCGCCGGGGTCTCCGGCATGGTCCTGGACGAGGCCGGCTCCGCCGACTTTGACAAGGCATGGCCGGAGATCCGCACGACCATCTCGGCGACGAGAGGCCGGCTGAAGATTATCGGGAATCCTGGGGACGCCGGCCAGTTCATGGACCGGGCGGAGAAGTGGGGCTCGGACCCGGACATGCCCGAGTGGTCCTTCCACCGCTGGAAGTTCCTGGACCGGCCGACGGCGACCGAGGAGGACCTGGAGCAGGCGCGGCGGGAGCTGGGGGCGGAGTCCACGGAGTTCCGGAGGTATTACCTTGGCGAGACCATCCACGGAGCCGGCAGCTTCTTCCATAACCTGGACGCGGTTGCGACGGCTAGTCCGGAGCCGCCGGTCGCTGGAGTGGCTTATTTACTTGGCGTCGATACGTGTATTTCATCGGACTATTTCGTCGCCACGGTCTGGCGGATCAACGACCGGCGGCAGGTCTACTACAGCCGCTACAAGGGCGTCCCGACCGAGCAGCAGGAAGAGGAGATCGACCGGGTCTCCAAACTCTATAACGGCGCCCCCATCGTCATCGAAAGCAATGGCCCGGGCGGGCCGATAGCGCGGAACCTGATGATCCGCGGCCGGACGGTCTATCCGTTCGAGACCACCGGCAAGAGCAAGCCGACCATCCTCTACGAGTACCGCTCCGACATCGCCCACGGGACGGTGACTCTGCTCGCCGACGAATATCAGAAGGCCGAGCACATCTCCTATCAGAGCCGGACGACGCGGATCGGGTCGATCAAGTTCGGCGCGCCCCATGGCGGGCACGATGACATGGTCATGGCGAACGCCATTGCGAATAACGGGCTGCGCCGCGCGGTCACTCCGGAGTTGATATGGCTCTGACGGAACGGATTCGCGCCGCCCTCCATGTGCTGACGGCCCCCGGCGCCGCAAAGTCCTCCGGCAGTCAGCAGGCATGGAACACCATCTTCACGACAGGGATGGACAGATTTTTCAGCGCCACGAAGATGACCCAGCCGTATGCCCAGCACCCGACCGTGCACGCGGCCATCTCGGCTATCGCGACGTCCATCTCGGCGCTCCCCTTGGAGATGTTTACCGACTCGCCGACCGAGAATGAGGATTCCGAGAAGCGGATTACCAACTCCATCGTCGGCGACCTGCTGGGAAATCCAGGTCCGGACATGGACGGCCCTCAGTTGATCGAGGGGACGGTCATCTACATGAAATTGCACGGGGAAGCCTTCTGGTTCCTGGACGGACTTGCCCGTCGCGACCCCCGTGGCCCGCAGTTTCCCACCAGCATCACGATGTGGGATCCGGCTTGCGTCAAGGCGATCAGTAAGAATGGCGCGCTTATCGCCTGGGAATATCAGGACGGCTCGCAGGGCGACGTCTTCCGCACCGCCCCCGAGAACGTTGTCCAGTTCAAGCATTTCAATCCTTACGATCCCATCCGCGGGCTCTCGCCTCTGGGGGCTGCCAAGCTGGCAGCGACCGGAGGATATAAGGCTCTCCTCTACCAGGATTCATTCTTCGACAATAACGCCGTCCCCTACGGCATCCTGACGCCCAAGGGCGATCAGATCGTTCAGCCGGAAGCCATGCTTCGCCTTCGTGACGAGCTCGAAGGCCGGCAGATGGGAGCCGGGAAGCATGGGCGGATCGGCGCACTCAACTCGCAAATCGAGTTCCAGGAATTGGGCATGTCTCACAAGGACATGGATTTCCCGGTATGGCTGGACGCCGCGTCCGCCTTCATCCTCATGGTCTTCAAAGTCCCGCCTTCGGTCGCGGGGATCCAGAAGGACGCCAATTACAACGAGTCGATCCATCAGTCCAAGCGCTTCTGGTACAACCATCTACCGCTTGTCCATTACCTCGAACGTCGCATTGAAAAGCGCCTCTGCGAACAGTTTGGCATTCCCGAGGAACCATATTTCCAGACGGAAATGATCCTGCCGCTGATCGAGGACCAAGAATCCATGGCCCGGCGGGCCCGCGACCTGTGGAATATGGGCGTCCCCTTCACCGAGATCAACCGTCGCCTGAAAATGGGATTCGATCTGACGAATCACCTCTCCGCGGATACGCCGTGGGTGCCGTTCTCCATGGTCAACGCGGACGACCAGGCGCAGGCCATCCCGGCCCGCGAGCAGGTCACTGGCCAGCCGACTCCAGGGCAGCAGAACAAGCCGGGCGATATGCCGACACAGGACCAACCGACCGCCGGCAAGGGGATGAACCTGGACCCGCGCGAATGGACCCGCTCACTCTCGTGGCGGACCTTGATCTCTAAGGTGCGCGTCGAAGAGGAAGCCTATGCGCGCGCCGTCCGGCAGCACCTGTATCTGCTCCGCAATGAGGTCCTGACGAAACTGCGCGGCCGCAAGGGTCTGAAGCTGGCCGGGGATATCAACGTCGAATCGATCATGTTCGATGAGGACAGGGCCGCTAAGGACATCGAGAAGAAGGTCGAGCCCATCTATAAATCCTCCATTGAGAAGGGCGTCGAGACGGTGATCGCGGAACTTCGTCTTGATATCGATTTCAGCCTTCTCTCCCCGGCGGTCGCCAAGTTCCTGCACGAAAAGATGTTCGAGATCGCCGACCTGGTTGATGGCCCAGTCGCCGACATGCTGCGGACTCAACTCGAAGAGGGCATCCGCCTCGGGGAATCGGTGGACAAGATCGCCGACCGGGTGACAGAGGCCTTCGATACCCAGCGCTTCCGCGCCTATCGTATCGCCCGCACCGAAGTCGCCGAGAGTTTCAACAGCGGCCGTTACGGGACGATGAAGGACGCCGGAGTCGAAAAACTGGAATGGCTGTCCGCCCGCGATGACCGTGTCCGCGACTCGCACCAGGAAGTGGACGGCGAGGTCATCATGCTGGGCGACCATTTTAGTAATGGGCTTCTTTATCCGCTCGATCCATCCGGACCGCCTGAGGAGATCGTCAACTGCCGGTGCGTCAGCGTGCCGGTGGCTTAGGAGACATTCATGGATATGAAGAATTGCGTTCAGCACATGCAGGAGATTGGCCTGCCGCAGGGGACCGCGACAGCCCTCTGCGAGATTCTCGTTGCGGCATCTCCCGGCGATGGTCCTCTGCCGAATACGGTTGACGGCGCCGCCAATCCCACAGTCACCAAGCCGCCCAAGTTGGAGCGCTGCGTCCAGCATCTCATCGCTCAGGGTCACAGCAAGGACAGCGCTTATGCGATTTGTAACGCGACGCTGGAGGCGGCAGGCGAACCAGAAGAGATCGCCGGCATGACCGTCAAGAGCATCGAGAAGGTGGATCAGGATCTCAAGTTCGTGCGCAAATCCTATGTCTCGATGGAAACCAAGGCCCTGAAGAATGGCGATATCGAGGCTTACGTTTCGACCGAGGCCATTGACCGCGTCGGCGACGTCATCAAGGCGAAGGGATGGATGCTCGACAACTTCAAGCGCACGGGAGCTCCCGTCCTCTTCAGTCACGATTACGGACAGCCGCCCATCGGCAAGGCTGTCGAGATGGAAGTGCAGCGTAAGGGCCTCTGGTCGGTGACTCGCTTCCATGAAAAGACGCAGATGTCCCGTGACCTGGCGAAACTCGCCCGCGATGGGGACATGCGTTCGTGGTCTGTCGGGTTCA